CCGTCAGCTTTGATCGTTGTTTTGTAGATCATGCTGATGTTGCCTGAGTATCCGGCGCAATAGATGTGGTTCTGCCCGCCTGCGAAACCGATCCAAGTAAAGTTGCTATTTGGGTGAGTGTAGAGTGCTGATCCTGGGCCACCTGATGAGGTGTAGTTGTGCATGCCGTTGGTATGCGCTGCCATCAGTCGACCTTTAACATAGTCGACTGCGGTGAAAGTGTTTGTCCCTGAGATGTAGGAACTCATTGAACTTGATGCGGTGTTAGTTGAATGAATACCATTTGCTACAAACCCGCACCAAACCGTGTAACCGTCAGTAGTTAACGTATTCACATTACCGCCAGGTGAACCAGTGACAGTAGTCCACGAAACAGTAGACGCATAAGGATCAGTCGTATACTTCAACGTTGTACCATCAGCGACATACAACCTGTCACCAGCAACAACCATCTTCAAATTCGTGTTAGCCGAAGTAGCGAACCGTTCCGTGGTAGGCAACAACGACAACTGACCCTTAGTCCACGGATTAATATTCTTAGACGAATAAAACCTAGTGTCAACACCTTCAGCGGTATCGCCGTACTTCTGTGCAGAACCTTTATGCCACGACACTTGACTTCTACGCCACAAACCTTGCGGGTTAATCGCAGACTCACCAGGAATATTCGCACCATCTTGCGAATCACGCAACCGTTGCTCAAACGCCCGACCGAAACGACCAGACTTCAAATCCAACATGTACGGTCGACCAGCAATAGCGACAGGGAAAATGTCAGGAACAAGCCCTGATACACCTGTGCCTGTATAGAATGTAGGCCCACCCACATATGGGGTAGTAAATCTAGTTAGCGTAGCCATCGGCTACTTCCTGAAACGTAGCGGATACTGACGGGCAAGACGAGCAGCTTCAGCGATAATACGATCTCGACGCAACCGTAACAAGTTGTTAATGCTGTTATTAACTGAACCGGCAGGTACTTCATCAGATCGACGAGTATCGCCTTGTGATTCAGTGAAGTTTCGTTTCACTTCACGGCCAGCAACCATACGGATTTGCACACCCAACACAAGCAGGTCTTCAATTTCTGTGCCAATGCCGGCGGTAGAAAGAACTGATGTTTCAGTAGCAAGCGTACCGTAGGGTGCTTTGTAGATGACACGGATAGCACCGGAACGCACGTAAGTGTCAAAGGCTAGAACAATACCTGAAGCAAAGTCGGTTGTTGGCATGTCTCGTAGTAAACGGATGTTGCGAACTATTGGGTAGTCGCTGCCACGGTAACGGTATCGAACATCATAGAGATCAAGCATGCTTGTGACACCAGTAAGGTCAATCATACGATCTGATCCGTTATATGACAGGTCTACTGTTTTCATTTGGTATAGACCGTTTAATGGGGAAGACAGATCGGTTGCTTCAGCGTTGAGTGCTGTCAGCATTTGACTACGAGGAAAACGGGGATTAATAGTGACAATATCGCCAGCAGTATGCGCTGCTGGGGTTGTGCCACCGTATCCTCGTTCCACGGTCAGTGTTTTAGAAGTGGTGTTCGCTTCCCAAACAAACATCATCTCTGAACCTATTTCAAAGATAGTGTTCTCACGAAGCGAACCCAGAGTATACGAAACTGTGATTGAGGTTGTGGAGGCATCACAAGAAACCGCAAGCTTGTTGCGTTCTTCTACGACACCTGCCAGGAGTAACTGGTTGGCTCGATCAAGGATCGTACCAGCAGTAGTCACTTCTTCTTCTTACCAGCCTGAGCCATTTTAGCCATCTTTTCTTTACCGTACTTTTTGATACCAGCAGCAGCGGCTACAGCAGCAGGATTCTTAGCACCAGATTTAGCAGCAGCTTTTTCAATAGCAGCGAAACGTGCGCCACTACCAAGTTTAGGTTTCTTGTTCATTTCTTCTTAACAGCCTTCTTCATGCCACCGGTCTTTGAACCATATTCCTTCATACGAGCTGAAGCAGGCTCAGTCTTCTCATGCTTCATCATTGCGCTCTTGGACTTATACTTTTCGCCTTTAGCAGACATGATTAATTCTTTCGTTTGGCTCGTGCTGCTTCCGACAAAGCGATAGCAACAGCTTGTTTCTTTGACTTTACTACAGGGCCACCCTTACCAGAATGAAGAATACCAGTCTTAAATTCGTGCATAACTTTCTGAACTTTAGTCTTTTTGGCAGCCATAGTCCCAAGTATACCCTAAAACGTCACACAAAACCTGTCTCAACCTGATACGCATGTTCAGCTTTTTTCTCCACATTGGCTGACCCGTCAATAGTTTTGGGTTGCAACCCATCTTTCCGTAACCGTTTGTAGGCATCCATATCTTTGTGCCAGCGGGCTTCCGTCTGGTTGATACGGGCTGCGTCTTTGCGACGGTTAGGGGTACAAGAGGAGTCCATTGATACCGTGGAAATTCGACAGGCAAAACAGCCTTCAACATCAAGGGTGGGGTGAGTTTCTTGGTGCTTAATCATGGTTTTATTATAGTCAGGTGATGTATGCGCCGTATCCTGCGGCGGTCAGACTGGCAGCTTCACTATCAGTAATGGTATGAATATGCCCGCCCAAGTAACTGATTTCTATGGTGTCAGCAAAAGATGGTTCGGATTCAACATATTGTCCGGTTGTCAGTTTGTAGATGTTTCTACCACGAGGAAGCGATTGGAAGTGGCGTAGTAACCGAAATGATAGACGTAAGTTTTCTGTTGGTGGGGCATCAACATCAAAGTCTGTGAGGTTCAAGTATGCATCTGTGGGTGGGTTGAATGTAGGCATCAGGTGACAGTATATCCTGCTGCGACAAGCTGATCTTTTTCGGATTGTTCTACAAAGTATTCGTGGCCGCCGTAATACACTTTGTTGACGATTGTGGGGTCTAATGGGTCAGTATTGGTGTACGTTCCATCGTTGAGGCGGAAGATGTTTCTTGCTCGATAGCCTTCTGTGGCTCGTGAGAATAGGCGGTTGGCTGTGTCGTAGGTTCGGTAGTCTGACCAGGGGAATCTGTCTTCGGCTGGTGTGCGGAAAATCAACGATTTAGTCCAGTTGGCGGTTTGTGTTGATGCCCCTGATGCTGTGCCTGTGCGAATGTAAACAATCACGCCGAGGGTGGTCGATGTTCCTAATCCTGAACCTGTAGCGGTTCTAGGTGCGATATGAACACTGATAGCGGTGTCGCTGGTTGTTGATCCTCCTGCACCATAGGCAGTACGCAAATTCTTGTGGAGGATACTGTTGAGTGATGTCCCTACACCTGAACCTGTAGCGGTTCTAGGGGCGATATGTACGCCTGTAGAACTGGCCGATCCTGTACCTGAACCTATAGCAGTACGTGGGGCGATATGTAGCGAGACAGTTGTTTGTGTACCTGTACCTGACCCTGTAACGGTTCTTGCCCGTATGATAAGCGATGTGGCAGTTTGTGTGCCTGCACCTGAACCTGTGGCAGTACGAGCAGTTGTAACTATCCCGTTGTATGAGAGGTTATTGGCATTGTAAAGAAATGACGAGTCGTTATACAGCCGAGCCATCAGCTCTCCGGTATGTCAGGAAATTCGACTGTTTCTGTTGGTGTCCAGTTTTCAGGTAAATCTCGTAGTTGTTGACGGTAGCCAGCCCACGCTTGTTTGTTCACTGGTGCATCTGCTACTTGTGTCCAGTCAGATTCAGTTAATAGTTTGTCTCGCTGAATACGCAAACGTTCAAACAACCATTCGTCTGGGATTGTTTTTGAATCAAAAATTCCTCGTAAACTAATCAGCATTATGCCGCCTCATACATAATATGTCCAGTAATGATGTCTCCACTAGCAAGTGCAATAGTTTGAAAATATGTTGTGCCAGCATTAAGCATTAATGATGCTTGTGTTGTGCTATAGGCAAAAGCATTGCCACAATAGTGTGTATTTGCGCTTGCATCATAAATGTGCATTGTTCCAAAAACACTGTATGCGGCTGATGCTTGTGCAGTTTGAGGGATGTTGATACGGATAGCGTTAGACACTGTTCCAGCACTAGTAACGTTAAGAACAAATTCCCAGTTTATAAGTTTTCCTATTTGTTGATATCGACTTAGACCAGTTGTGAATGTGACGTTACCTGATTGTGTGATTGTTGTTGTGTAGGTAGTCCATGCAGTGTTAGTTCCTCGTGCGCTAGTGAATGATAATAGTTCACCAGTATTGTCAGGAAGAGTTAAAGTACGACTAGCAGTCAAAGTTGTGGGTGTAAGTGTTGCTAAATAACTTGATGTTCCACCAGCACGCCCAGCAATAACTACAGCATCCTGAGTTGATGCAGGTCGCGAGGTAATTGTTCCAGCAGTAAAGTTACCTGATGCGTCACGAGCAACAATTGCAGATGCAGTATTTGCATCCGTAGCAGTTGTAGCAGAGTTTGATACTTTGCCAGCAGTTGAAATGGTTGACAGTTTTGAGTCAGCAATAGAACCTGCAAGCATTCCGTTTGTTACAACAGTTGATCCTATGGCTGTTACACCAGTATTAGAAATAGTAACATCACCAGTAACTGTTGTATATGTAGGAACACCAGTAGCATTACCAACAATTAACTGAGCAGATGATCCTGAAGCAAGTTTTGATAATGCAATACCAGCCGAAGCATTAATATCCCCATTAACAATAGTTCCATCAAAAATCATTGTTGATGTAACTGAACCAGTATCACCTGTTGTTACTACTGTTCCCGTAGTATCAGGCAAAGTTAAAGTACGGTTAGCAGTCAAAGTAGTAGGCGTAATTGTTGCCGCATAACTTGATGTTCCACCAGCTCGACCAGCAATTACTACCGCATCCTGGGTTGATGCTGGATAAGAACGAACAGAACCGATCACTTCTACTTTGGCTAGCGTGGCACTAGTAGTCCCAATCCCAACATTTCCTGCGGCATCAATAACAAAAGGAGTTGAGTCTGTGCTAGCTGAGTCCTCAACAAGAAACGAGTTCCCCGTACCAGTATTGGTAATACGCATTGCAGTACCAGTAGTTGCTTGAACATCTAATGTCGCACTAGGGCTAGCAGTACCAACACCAACACGATTATTTGTTGAATCAACTTTTAGAACATTAGTATCTACAGTTAAATCACCCGCAACACTAACTGGCCCCAAACTAGAAGCGTTTGAACATTGAAACGCATCACTTGTATAAATAGTTGAAGTAGCATTAATAGCACCAGATACATCCAGCGCAACAGCAGGAGAGGCATTATTTATACCAACATTATTTCCTGCTGAGTCAACAAATAAAGTGCCAGAATCAACATTCAAGGTCGGCAAAATACCATTAGTAATCTTATAGTCCAACGAAGTCGCAACCGCCGAACCATTAATACCAACCTTCGCCTCCAACGCCTCAATAGCATCATTAGCATTAGCATGCTGACCAGCATGATCCGGCGAATTCAAACCATCCGCAGAAGTAGGATTAGTTAAAGCATCAAGGCCAGTAGGAAACGAAGTAGTCATCAGTCCAACGACAGTGTAAGGCTCGTAATCTGGAATGTGTCACCAGCAGTAACAGCAGCAGACGAAGCCAAAGCACCACTCCACAAACAGTTACCCGCAGTCAAAGCATCCCACAACGACCAATGCGAATAAGTCTCAGTTGTAGACACATTAGTCCACTCAACCGTCGCACTAGAAACCATCGAACCAGCAGAAGCAGCACTAAACGAAATTGATTTACGAGTCGCATTAGTAGCAGCGTTCGCCGTACCATCTTCGCCAGGGTCACCCAAATGCAACTTCACATAAGGCGTAGTCACAGCAAACGAAGTATTACGCAACGTATTAAGAAACGCTAACTCACCATAATTGGAAATACTCATCAAACACTCCTACAAAAAGAAAAACTGGGTGGCACGACACCATTGTATCGCACCACCCAGCCTTCACACCGAACAACTACAATCAGCTATTAACACCGATTGAAGAAGCCGACTCAATACGACGCAACGAAGCCTCACGGAAACGAGCGTAACCGCCAAGCCAGTACCAACCGATTGGCTGCAAACGAGCCAACGAGTCAACAATCGGGCCACGTACAACCTTCGGAACAGAACCGTTACCGTCAATTGACGAATACGCCTTAGCCAAAGCCTGACGACCCAAAATGTGGGTACAGTAAACGTCAATGTTGCCGGCAGAACCGCTACCGTTAGATGCGTCAGCGAACACCTTTGCACGAGGAGTTTCGATGAAACGAACACCTTCAAAAGCACCGATTTCGCCGTTGTAGATACCGCTTGGATCGCTGTACACGTGCGGGTCACGCCAAGCAGCAGCACCAGTTTCCTTACGGAAGTCGTATGCCACGTCAGGGTGAATGTAACCCATGTACAAACCGTTGAACGTAGGAACGTTAGCACCACGCAAAGCTGCGGTCTGCTTACGGATATCGTTAGCGGTGATGATGTCTTCGGTCTGAACCGTGGTACGGCTTGACGGGGCAGTCGAACCTGCTCCACCGTAAGCAACGTTTGTGCCGCCAGCGAGAACATCACGAGCGATAGCGTCAAGTGAGATACCAGCGTTAAAACCAACAACGTTAGCGGCAGCAGCATCAACGTCAAGGAACGCAGTTCCACGCAACTTAGCGGTGGTGATAACAGCGTTACCGTATTCGGCGAGGGTAACCGTGACCTGCGAGTCGCTCATAGCGGGCGCAGTAACGTCAGTGGTTTCCGACAAGGCACTGGTAGCTTCGGCAAGATCACTGAAGATCGTGAAAGTTACGCCAGTACCAGGCATTGACTGGTTGGTGGGTTGAACATCGGCAGCCGCATCGAACAACAGTTCAGCACGAAGGGCGAAATAGGCCAGGCGGTCAAAAGCCACCTGGTCAACGGATAGGGAGGATGTCTGGGTATAAGCCATGAGATTTGCCTTTCGGGGCTAGTTTTGTTGGAGAGACCTTACTTCTTCCAGCAACATCTCAATCTCAGCTTGGCTAGTAGCCTTACTGATCCGAGTCACCATGTCCACAGGGGCATCACCGATAGTGTTACCGGAAGCGGCCTGATTGGTTCTGTCCCAACCTTTTGCTTCCTGCGCTACTTGTGCAGCCTTAGTATCTTGGATAAGTTTCGCTTCGATCGCAGCAGTTCTAATAGCATCAGGGGAAAGTTCACCGTCATAAGCCTTCACGAAATACTTTGCCATCGGATCAGCAGAATCAATACCTGCTTTAACGAAAGCTAGTTCACGTGCGGCGTTAGAGGCTTCGTCGGCCCTTACCTTTAGTGCTGCGTTTTCAGATTCAAGTTGCTTCATGCGTTCCCGCAGAGGATTGCGCCCTGTATCTTGTTCATCGAATTCGATGTCGCTGTCCATATGTACACTCCTTTGCCCAGAACCACCACGGAGGCATGGCGGTTCGCTGCTTACGACCCGTTAGGGTGTTCCTGCCTATTGGCATCGGATTAAGTGTAGCACATTATTTGTAAGATGCAAGTACCTACGCTAAAGCGGTTTGTCCTTGTCCTTGCCCAGCGAAACCTCCGCCACCCTGGAACATGGCAGTACGCTCATTAGCTTTCTTACGAAGTCGTTGAGCCGCCGCAGCATCAGTACCAAATACAGCACCGATCTGTTCTGCCTGAGTGAAACTATCGGTAGGTTCACCAGCAATAGCACTAAACAATTCTTTGGCTTGTGCCACCGCTGTGAAACCTTGTCGAGCCTGAACAGCATCCACGCCAGCCTGAGCCAACTGCTCACCCATCTGACCTGTCAAAGTAATACCTGCTTGACGGGTGGCTTCAGCAGCAATCTGAGCAGACTTAGCCTGTTGGACAAGCATAGGGGCAGCTTTTTTAGGATCAAGGAAGTAGGCTGCCAACTGACTCTCATTGATGCCATAAATACGTTGCATTTCTTGAATGACTTGTGGATCGGCGTTCTTGACTGCTTCGTATCCCTGGTTGACACGGGTAGCAAGTTCAGCAACTGAAACATCTCCACCAATCAAATTGTTGAAATCTTCGTTGGAATCATAAAATCCTTCAGGCATATCAGCTGAACGTAACTGTTGACGAAAAGCGTTCTCTAAATACAAGTATTCGTTCTCTGATAGAACGTTGTATCCAGCCTTGCGTCGAATCTCATTACCAGCGAACCGTTGCTTGTACTGTTCGGTTTCTCGCATACGGCCACGAATAATGTTTTCGTCTAAAACATTCTCTTTGAACACAAGATTGTTCACGAACTCTGTGAGGCTACCTAAACCGTAGCGTTCTAAATCTTGCCCAATGATGGCGTATGCGGATTGTGGTGCGCCTGTGTCGCTCATATCATATCTTTCCGAAAAGGTTTGCTAAACCGGATGTGACTTGGTATGCCCGTGAACGAGCCTCATTAGTGTACTCGTAACCCAATGATCGTTCTGATCGAAGATAGTTGCCCCACTCGTTAAAGTTCATGGGTCGTTGTTCACCTTTGTCTGTGGTAAACGTGATTGCTTTAGACCATTTCGGATCGGTGAAGTCAATTGTGTCAGGGTTGATCTCTAGAGTACGAGCAGCAGATTGTTTGTATGGGTCGGTGATCTGTTGAAAAGTTAAACCCTGATCTAATTGTGCAGCAATACCAGGAAACAATGCTTTAGAAGTAGTTAAAGCGTACTGTTCAAAAGATTTAGCGTTCTCTTGTCCACGAGCAACCTTGTCAACCCAAGTGTTAAATGTCTGTTCCGATAACTGGATACCGTAGTCGGCAGCGGTTTGTTTCAACTGTTGACCTAAGAAACCTGTCCGAAGTTGCGACATGCCACCTGTGGTTTTTGTTGCTTCAGCACCAATAGCATTGTTTAAGATTTGCGTATCCCACGATCCACGCAAACTATCCTCAGACAACTTGCTGATGGTCGCATCATCAAGACTGACACCAAGATTTAACGCTGTTTCACGGATTGTTGCTGAACGGTTATCAATCTGTTGTTGAGCAGACGCAGGATCAAGTTGCTTGTTCGTGTCCCATGTACGAGTCGAAGCAGAAGTAGTTTTATACCATTTAGTTTGCTGAAGTTCATACGTGAACTTTGTGTCAGACCATCCTTCAGAAACAGCCTTTTTTAGCAATTCTCCTAATTCAGGTACGCCTTGAATGATCGCATAGTAACCACCATATTGTTCTTTTGCTGCTGCTTCCCAATCAATAGGAGTCGCAGTTGCAGGTTCAACTGGTGCAGTAACAACAGATTTCTTTTTATTCTTAGATTCATTCTTCTTTTTAGGAACATACGGATCAAATTTCCCTACAGCACCAGGAGCATATCCACCAATATCAATAGGCCCAACAGGTGGAGTACCTTGCATTTTATTTGTAGCCATCACAAACTCCCAATCGCATTAACAAACTTATTAACATAACCAAGATACTCATAAGCAGCGGCCTCGGTCGGCGCAGTTTTCTGAGCAAACTGTTGAGCAGCAACATCAGAACCCATAGTTTGAGTTACAACACTGCCACTTTGACTTTGACCTGCCACTTCCTGAGCCTGATAAGCCTTAACAAACCGTTCAACATCAGTATCATTCAACTCTCGGCCCAACGTCTGTTGAGAAACTTTCTTAGCAATAAGTTTCAACTCATCAGGATTAGAAACACGATAAGTAGGAGCAGAACCACCACCACCACGATTCGGGATACTTTCGCCTGCAAGACGAGAAGACAAAAAGTTACTTTTCTCTAAACCTGAATAATTAGATGCCTGCAACCATTGAGCAATAGCAGTCATTTCACTGGAATAATCACCAATACTATTTGGCGACATAAAACCTGCCGCAGCAAGTTTCTCCATCAAATTATTACGTGATACAGGTGATAACGAAGACCACACAACTCCAGGTTCATTATCAACATCGTAATAGTACGGTTGACCATCACGAGTCGCTACTTTACCATCAGATGTGACAAGACCTTCACCGGTATAAACCTTCCATTTACCGTTCTCAACAATAATTCGAGAACCAGGTTGATAATCAACAGCCTTAGATGTTGATTGACCAGCGAGAGCAGCAATTGCGGCTATTGCATCGGCAGTTGATTGCGATGCGCCACCAGGTGTTGTAGTGGGAGGTGCGTTTTCTTGAATTTTTTTAGTAGCCATAATTATTCTCCTTCAACAATATCTACTTCTTGGAATAACAGTCGATCCCAAATCCGAGCAAACTCAGGGTATTGATCGCCAAGTTGTTCACCAGCGTTACGCAAAATAGTACGCAAGTCAGCGTTTGCTTTACCACCTAAACCGACACCACGTTCTTCGGCAATTGCTAAAGCACTGTCACGAACAGTTAAATATTCACGAGTGGCTTTGGCAACAGGGTTGTTATCCATACGACCGTCAAAAGCAGCCTCATATAAAACGCTCATATTAGTTTTGAACTTGTTTACATCAAGAGTGGCACGAGCAAAACCAGGATACTGTTTTTCTAACTTAGTACGTTCTTGATTAATGATTTCTTTTTGAGCCGCATTAGGAGTAGGGCCGGCAGAACGAACAACCTCACGATACAACGCAGTACCAACAAGACGTTGAGACTCAGCAACAAGTTCATCCGGTTGCAAACGCTCACGCAAACCTAATTCAATTTGACGCAAATAAACTTGATAATCAAAC